CGACTGCGGGTGCTCCGAGCTTCTGTGCCATCTCCATCATCTGTTGCTGTTGCATAGCTTGTTGAATTTCTTCCTCCGTCTTAATCAATCCTTCCGTCTCGATACCCAAGGCAGTAGCTCTGCGTTTGAAGTAATCACTGACGTTTAAGTATTGAGTGACGGCTTGTGGTCCTACTACTTGGTTCGCTCCAGCAAGGAACATATCTAATCTATTCAGATCATTACCACGACCAAGTGCTTCCACTCCTGTAACAATAGTAGGTTTAACGATGTCCTTTGGTATCTTAGGTAATCTCTTACTCTTAGACATCTTATCCATTAAACGACTGACGATGGGTAGCTGTAGCTCCTGTGATAACAAAGAGTAAAGACCACCTAATGCAGCTTCTAACTCTTGACTGAGCATTCTTATCTCCTCAGCTGTTACACGTTCTGCATCTCTAACTACTCCAGATGTCAGTAAAAATGCTTGGCTCAATCGATCTGTTATACCAGCCATAGTAGCTTGGGCAGTACGGAAGTCATTGAACTTATTAAGTTGTAACACCGATACATCACCTTCACTACCTTGTACGATTGCACCGTTAGGAGATTCTGCTAATGTCTTTGCTCGTGTTGTACCGTTCGGATTAACCATGAACAATACCTTCGAAGCTGCTGCACTGCCTTCAACGATAGCTTTTGTAAGTGCTTCCAACGACTTGAGGTCACCGAGGTACTCCTCAACAAATCCTCTGCCGTAGTCCTCTCCATCAATCTGGGTGTAACGTAATGGGAGCCACGGGGACTTTTCAATCGGATACTTACCCACACTTTCTTCGATGAGCATACCCTTGACGTCTTGGTAAACATTGAAGTGGTCATCTTCTCTAACTACTGCTGTGTATAAATCACAACTGTTTTCTTTCTCTTGGCGATATACTTCCTCTCTTACAGATTCAGGAAGCATCATAGGAGCTACTGTTTCTTTAACTGCTATGTGTGTAACGTTACCCATTGGGTCTCTCTTCACAACATAACGATCCAGCTTGAACACTCTCATACCACCCTCATCAGGGAGATATAACAAAGAGTTACCAGTAACAAGCAAGTTCTTTAACGCTTGGAATATACCGTTCCTAAAGTTCTGTACTTCGACTTCCTGCGATACACTACGCTCTACATCAGATAATGCTTTCTCTAAATCAGTACGTAGTTGTTCTGCTCCTTCTACTCCGAGGTCTTGCTTTGCCTTGTCTAACTCATAGCGATCTATAACAAGACGAAAGAAGGGAGCGTTAGGTGGAAGCAGTGCAAGCAATAGCTTACTACTAAGATTTAATACACCTCTAGCTCCGATACCTTGGTATGGTGTGTAGTACTTAGTAGCGTAGTTGTGTCCGTCAGGCGGTAAGACATAAGGAAGTGTAAGCTCAGAAGCTGTACGTCCTCTGTCTAAGAATGACCACCGCTGGTTCTCCAACGATGAATATAGCCCTTGGGCTGTTTCGTGCATACTTAGATAACCTCGTCGCTCGTCCACTCAGGACCACTCAGGATGTTTAGTATCTCTTCGTGTGCGTACTCCGTCTTGCCGAGCAGAAAGAATGGTTGTGTGCCTTCGTACTTAACGAATGTTTTAGAACCATCTAATGAGTAGCGAAGTTTATCTTCGTCTGCTTGAAGTACTTGGCTGAAGTCAACCGAGCTAACTTCGGAGGAATCTATTATGCAGTATGTTCTCATATCTATTTATACTACGGAGTTTGTATATGTAGGACTACCGCCTCCGACAGTCATATCGTTAGCTGATCCACTTGCATTACTAATCGTACCAGCGGAACCCCCATCAGCTACACCACTTTCATTGTCTCCCATCCTCCACCAACCATAAGGACTTAAACCACTCACATTTGTGGGTGATCCTGAACCCGATGTTGCTGATCCGTATATGTTGGATAAGTTGGATGATTGGTCGCTGTTCCAAAAAGCTAACTCATCTATCACGCACTCAGCTACACCGCCATATCCACTTCCTACATAAAAATCAGTCGCAGTACTACGGAAGGAAGCAGAACCTCCATCACCGTAAGTCATAACTGCGGTGCTATTACCGTTCAAGAAAACATTCCAATTATTGTTACTTGAAGTTCTAGTTATTAATACATGATTCCAACTGTTTTGCGTGAGACTTGTTGAAAAGGTTCGGTATCCACCATCTAGATATAATCTATTATTTTGAAGAAAGAAAAACGGAGTGCCTGAATTGGATGACCCCGCCCACGATAAATAACTTTGCCCTGTGGCTATTGGTTTAATCCACGCTGATATTGTTAGCTCTATATCCGTGTCGTTAGTTGCTAACACGCCCCCGCTAGATGTACCATTTAATGAAATTTCGTGATAGTCATCCGTGCCGTCATAGGAAACCGCATAAGCATTTGCTACATAAGGAAGTACGATACTATTGTAGTCGTAAATCAACCAGCTTGTTCCGTCTGACACCTCAACAGCTTTACTTGTGGTGTTAAATTTACAAAGCCCTGTTGAGTGTGAATCTCTGCTGTTTGTCGTGTGCGTTGTAAGTGTACTCATAAATTATACAGTTGAATCGTTGTCGTATAGATACCATCGAGGGGACTCCCAAATATACAACTTATCGGTGTCTTTAGCGTGGACGATGGTGTATTCGGGTGCGTTTGTTTGATCGATAAACTCCGACTCGTTGTCGAATACTTGGATGGTTGGGAAGGTTAAGTCGGGATCGAATACAGACAATGGACTAGCTACTACGCCTAACCCGAATGTAGGAAGTACGAACATATCTATTAAGAAGCGGTGTCTCCAGCAAGGACGAATGTATCAGCAACGTAAGCAACTAGACTAGCTACTCCGTACTGTGCATTGATCTTAGTGTGAGACTGTCTGTTATTGATCGTAGTTCCTGAAGCACTAAACGATACTTGACCCGCTCCCTTTTGTACGAAGCTACAATTAAACCCAGCTCCTAAACCACTTGGTACTGTGACAGTTACAGCAGAAGCATTGTTAAGTACTACTACTTTACCGTTGTCCCCAGATACTAATGTATAGGTGGTTCCTGTTTGATCGTTGATTGAAGCGTCAAATCCTTCAATAGCAGTTCCGTCAAAGTTGCCGTCTGTTAAATCACCAGCTGATACGCTTTGCAAGTAGCTACTCAAGTCTTGGTCGCCTGTGTTCGTACCGCTTAAGTTACCAAGGTTCGTAATGTCAGCAGCTGTAACAAACTTGTTGGTGGTTGAAGAGTCGTCGATGTCATCGGCATCTAATACTACTGCACCTGTTGCTGTGTTAACGCTTTGTACGGGAGCTTGTCCCATTAAATTGGTTACGGTTACTTTCTTTGTGGTAGGTGTACCTGATACGTCGTCTACCAGTGCGAGTAAATCGGCTCCCTGTGGACTGGTCTCTTCGGTAAGCTCTGTTATCTTTTTATTAGCCATGAGTATTAAGCGGGTTCAAATAATAATATTTCGTTTAGTTCTGTTGTCAATGGTTCACTTGCTTCCGTAAAGATCGCTCCGTCTATGACTTCCTCGGCGTCAAATCCGTAGAGCTTCTCGAAAGCTGGTCGTATGAAGTTACCCGGTAACGGAATGATGTTGCTGGGCTTTTCAAGCGTTGTGAATATTAACGACATTATAGAGAGTCAACAGTACCAGTAGCGTAGACGCTGTGAGTACCTGCGGTGTAAGCTGAGACATTAGCTCTTAGCTTTTCGTAGTGTCCGTGGTCATCACGAATCATAACCGATCCTTCTGAGGATACCGATTGACTGTGGACGACATGCCAAGCCCCACCAATCCAAGCTTCAATGTCAACTGTTGCGGCTCCTGCGGATTCTGTGGCGACGACAAATGTCCATCCCTTAGAACGCTCAACCGAGAAACTGTTACCCGCCCCTGAACTAGTAGCAGATGAGAGCAACGTCTTTTTATCAAGTGTGCGAAGGCTCATATATATTTATATTTATATTGTTATATTATTGTGAAAGCTGTACTCCCGTTCCACCGTTACCACCACCCATGCTAAGTGTAGGACGACGAGTAGCTGT